GCATTAAACGACCCTACGGACGGACTTCAGAAAATGATGCGTTACGGTGTAATGTTTTCCGATGCCGAAAAGAAAAGAATCACACATCTACAACAGACAGGACATTTGATTGAGGCTCAAAAATCAATGATGGAGGCTATCGCCGGATCAGGTTACGCGGGTGTTGCAGAAAAGATGTTTGATGCAAACCCAATGGCCAAATTTAATAAAATGATTGGTTTTGCAAAGTTAGCCGTGGGTGAATATACTACAGAAATTCTGGTTAAGGTTATGCCAGCATTGGAGGCTATGGCGGGGGGGGTTAAATCGACTGCGGAATTTTTAGAAAAACACAAAACGGCTATCGGTTATATTATCGGAATTTACGCAGCTTATAAAGCTATGATGCTTGGTATTATGCTGATTGAAAAGTCTGCTATTGCCATCAAGGCAGCCTCAGCCGTTGCGAGTGAATTACTATTAGCCTGGGATATGGCACGAGCTGAAGGGTTGGGAATACTGAGAGCTGCTCAATGGGCTTTAAACGTTGCGATGAATGCTAATCCTATCGGGTTAATTATCGCAGGGGTTGCCGCTCTTATCGGGGGGGTCATCGCACTATCAAACCATTTTGGAGGGTTTAAAAATATGCTTGCATCGGTTTGGGAAATGATAAAGGCCTTCGGAATGGGTGTAGTTGGGATTTTCAGGGGAGTTGGTGAGGCTATATTAGGAGTTATTACCTTTAATCCTGCTTTGGTTAAGAAAGGCATAAGTGATGCGATTGACGCCGCAATGGAGGCCAAAGACAAAATAGCAGCAACGTGGAACGCTCCCGAAATCGCAGAAAAGAATAAATCGTTACTCGAAGGCAAACCGGGCGCAAAGGGTAAAATAGGCGCACAGGGCGAAGTGGTCACCGCACCCAAAACCAAAGCAGAAGGGCAAAAGACTATCAATATCCATGTGGCCTATAACGCTCCTTTGATTAAAGAATTCACCATTTCAACCACAAACATAAAAGAAGGATTGGGAACTTTGAAAGATCAGGTTTCCGCTATCCTTGTCGGTGCTACTCATGATTCATTAATGGTTGCTGATTATTAAACTATGGAAAACAGATACGTTATACCGAAAGTCACACCCGCACAAATCGCATTAATCGGATCGAGGTCTGCTGGGGTTATCGCTAATCAAATAGCTTTTGAATCACGGAAAAACGCAACTCATCACAATCCTTACACTGACGGCATAGACCCTCTATCCTCACGTGATGCATCACTAAACACACCCTCAGCACTTGGTACCCCTATTTGGGATCGGGTAACATTTAAGGCAGTCAATTACACTTTGGCAGACGGCACCCAAAGGACCAGCCCTGAAATGACATTTGAGTCTATTCTTATATCTGTTTCTTTTCCACGGAATATCGTAAAGACCGAAATTATTGGCAAGAATGGGACGGTAAAAGAGTACATCGGAGAAGGTGACGCACAAATATCTTTTAGGGGAGTTATCACGGGAAAAAACGGACACTACCCACTTGAAGAGGTAGGGATTCTTAAAGACATTATCAAAGCCCCTATTGCTATTCCGGTAGTCTGTAAATACCTTCAAAATTTAGACATTGATACTATCGTTTTTGAAGATCGATTCTTTGAGCAGGAAGAAGGAAGTTACAGTTATCAAACATTTTCAATGAATGCAATTTCAGATACACCAATAGAAGTAAAAACAACAGCAATCTAATGTTAAGGGTATTTGTACAGGTAACCATAATCCAACAGACGCAAGTCGAACCCAACTCGGTCGGTGCCAAAGTTCGAAACAAAACGTATATCTTTGATTTTGTCAAAGAGGTTTCCTGCACTGATTCATGGAGGGACTTTACCAATGAAGGAACGGTTGTTCTTCCAAAAAATCTGTATGTAAAAGATGAGAACGGAAAGTTAAAAAGTCTTTTCGGAACAAATGTAAATATCGGAGGTTTTACCGATCCGCCAATTTTGATGAGAGGCGACCGGGTTATTGTTGACTATGGGTACAGATTTTTTCTGAAGGGTAAAGAAATCAAAGAAGGGACGTTTGACGAGAAGAGTAATTCTCATCTATTTGATGGCTGGGTTAGTCAGGTAACCTCAAAGAAACCGATTGAGTTTAAATTTGAAGATAACTTCTGGAAACTCAAGCAAACACCCTGCCCGACACACACATTTAAATCAACTGATTCACTCGAAGATATTGTTAATTTTCTTTTATCTATTTACAACAAAGGGAAGGCGACGGCAGAGCGATTTACTTTCAAGCCACTTACTAAAATCACATTTGGAGAATTTAGGGTAGGAAATGAAACAATAGCCGAAGTACTTGGAAGACTGAGAAAAACTTACCATTTTGAGAGTTATTTTAAAGGCAATGAACTGAGATCGGGAATTATGGTTTACGTGGAATCTGAGGCTAAAACTCATACTTTCACGTTTCAAAAAGATATTATTTCGAATGAGCTGGAATACAAACGAAAAGATGATTTAGTTCTTTCTATTGTTGCTCATAATAACATTGAAGAGGAAACCGGAGTAACCACGAAAGACGGCACACCGAAAACAAAAAGAATTAGGTTAGAGGTTCTTTGCACGCTAAGAAACGGGAGTGACACGCCAGATTATTTCATCAAGAAAAAAGGTGAAGACTACCCGCCAAACACCGGAGGGGAGCGGATGACATTACCCTATCCTGGGGCGAAGTCTATTGAAGAACTAAAAGCATTAGCGCTACCCGAATTAAAGAAATATTACTTTTCGGGATTTAAGGGAAAATTCACTACATTTGGAATACCTTTTGTAAAGACAGGCGACAATGTTAATTTAGTGGATCCGATATTACCAGAGCGTAACGGAAAATACAAGGTTAAAGGCGTTGAGTATAATTGCGGAATGAATGGAATCAGGCAGATCGTACAACTTGATTATAAATTATGAGCGACAGGGCGATAATTGAAGCAGTTAATAAAATGACAGGTCGGCACAAATCCGATGAAGTCACCTATATTAATGCTATCGTTGATTCTGTTGATGTTAAGAACAGAACATGTTCCTGCACCGCTGTTGACGGTCACACAGAGTACAAACTCCCTACGGTTAAGTTAATGGCTGTTGTGGATGACGGGGTGTTATTTGAGCCTGTAATAGGATCAACTGTAAAGGTGATCTTCAGTCAAAATATTGAACCGTTCATTTGTCAGTATTCCGAGATTGAGAATATCACGATTGACGCCCGCACGCGGATAAAACTGAACGATGGAACTTTCGGAGGACTGATAAAAATAAAAGAGCTGGTTGATAAAATCAACAATCTCGAAAAGGACATCAACAGCCTAAAAACCGCCTTTTCTACATGGATTCCGGTTCCTTCAGATGGAGGGCTTGCATTAAAAGTAGGTACTGCAGCATGGACAGGGCAAAGATTGACGGAAACAAAAGTAAACGACATTGAGAATAAACTTATAACTCATGGCAAGTAATAGATTCGACATAGGGCTGGAAGATAACGACATTGCAATTGAAAATAGTGATTTGATCCTTTGCGAAAGCGATGATCAGCACATTGTCGATACGATCAATGCCGCTCCGGGATGGTGGAAAGAATCATTTTCTGACGGTGTTGGAATTATGAACTATTTGAAAGGCCGGGATGTTCAGCAAGAATTGCAGAGATCGATCAAATTAAACCTGCAATCGGATGGGTATAAGGCCGGCCCTATTGTAAGTTATGATAATTCAGGAAACTTAATAATTCAGGCAAATGTTACAATATAAATGTGTCGAAGGCCAAAGCCTTGAAGATGTCTGTTTGCAGACTTACGGGTCGCTGGATTTTATCTTAAAATTGATTAAAGATAACGGCTTTAACAATATCAATAATATTCCTTATTCAGGTCAAATTATTACCTGGGATGAACTTCTTACGGTCGATCAATTAGTGAACCAAACAGCAACAAATGGAGGGATCACCTACGCTACAAGATATTTAGAAAACAATCCGGTCAAAAGTGTTGTTTCCGGCACTCAGGGTAAAAGAATTTACGGCGCAAATGATGCTGGATCGCCGGGCGGAGCAGTTATCCCACAGGGATCATTTCCTACTTATATCGGGTCAGTTGACGTTATTAATCCTTCGGAGAGTGCAGCCAGGGCAATGACCGAAAGATATCTGCAAAAGTCTATTCAATCATTCGTTTATACAATCGATTCAAAAAGGCCGTGTTTTGCTTTCCCGACTTTTTACGGTGCAATTTCAAGTATCAAAGACACGAATAACTTCGAGATAATTTCAGGGTTTGCAGTTACAAATGTTGACTTTACAATTGCCGGGGAGTTGGTGAATTACACTATTTACACCTTGAAAAGATTGCAAACTCAAACAAACTTTACAATAACATTCATACCATGAACACTGGAACGCCGATTGCAATAGGCTTTTATCCCGGGTCGCAGTTACCTAATATTGACGAGCGGTACATGAACGAAGGCGTACCCTATACAGACGGGGCGCAGGTATTATCATTACTTCCAATCACTTCAAGGGCTGCTTATTTGACGGTTAATATCGCGGGGGTTGAGTATATCTTTTTAAGTGATCTAACCACGCTTGTAAATAAAATCGGATCGTTGTCTCTTTTGGATGGATCCGTTACTTTAGCAAAGATGGCAAAC